CTTTGCCTCATCAATAACCGAATCAGGGTACTGTGTCGCAAAACTCTCTGTTGAGGGTAGTGGCGGAAATACTATTGTGTATCTTGTAGCGTAATTGCCCAAAGTGTCAACTAAAGCCAGATTACACCTTCTACACTGAGTGGGAACCCTATAACGAACTAACGAACCACCCATATACAAATCAGGAGTCACATTATACACTTCATAGCCTATAGCCAAGATCTCATAGAAAGGTCTCAACTGTGAGGTGTTTGAAGTGGAATATATGAACTGATCGCACGTGAGTGATATTGGGTTAGCAACAAGCCCCGCAGTTGAAATAGTCGCTATTCCAGCATTGGCCGCAAACATTGTGATGCCACCCATATTAAACGCTCCAGTACCGTTGGTCAACTCAAACCCACTATCATAAGAACTATGAAATTGAGCATTGGTGATCCACGGAAGTGAAACCAAATTAAGGTCCCAATTCTGTGTTTGATTGAGTAAAGGAAAGTCTGCTATAGATACATTTCGCTCTGTATTGTAGACAATAGTGTTTTGCAACTGTTTCGCCATTGAGGGCCTGCCATCAACGCTATAAGGCGTATCGTGGAAGATGTCTGTGCAAGCTATAAAGTAAGCTCGCTCAGCCGGAGTCAATTTTGAGAAATATTTATCGAATTTATCCATAGTATAACAAATGAAGGAAGAACAAAATTTATCGCTAAATTTTGTCCCACCACCCACATCCTATACTACTTCGTTAAATCCTCTGGAAAGTCAAATAAGATTCAATGAGCGCAAGACTCTCAGGACAGTGTCGTAACTCCTGCTTGATAGCATAAGTTATTTCAGCATCTAGATAACCTCGTTTAACAAAGAATCTTAAAAGCATCTTTACAGGATCCATTGGTACAGCTAGGCCCGACTCGAATTTCTTAGAACAAAATTCAAAGCTTGATTGACTACTTACGGAATCTTTCAAAATAAAACCTAACTTAGCATACGCCTCAACTGGATCAACTCCACCATAATCACCCTCAACACAATCGTCACCCATTGACATTGCCTCGGTATCACCGATAGCTTTGTAACGAGCACCAATTCTGATGCGGGAATTAGTTGGAGAAGTTCTATATGAACCGCTTGCTATGACCCCAGAAAATGATTGCGCATAAAGCTCCCCATTAGATAATGCTACCACCTTATTCGTCAAAAGATGATTTACATTATTTAAAAAGGTTGCAAACACGCTATAACCTTCTTGGCCACTTACCAATTTAAGACGAACATCCCTATCAAAGTCGATATGAGCGCCATTGACAGTCCAATCCCAGCCCGACATATCCGTCGAGTTGCATAAACCATGCCGGGAAGCATAGTCTATTAGTGAACGTGACATCTCGTCTGTGAACCCCAAGCCAGGCTTAGAGGGTATGCGCTCCCAATTAGCTATTTCTAACTTATTTTGAGCAGCACAACACAAACGTTCCATCAAATTTACAAGGATAGGAACACTAAATATAAGCCGATAACGTGACTTATCAACTTTTTCTTTAGTATGCAGTTCATCTTTTATGAACAAATGACTGACAACCCCCAACTTTAAGAAAACCTCCTCCGCGCTTAACGTTGTTATATTATCACTTGCAAGAATCTTAAAGAATTCCCACGCATGATCATACAACTCAGCCAAGCCCGTTGGGCTTTCAAACAACTCCCCCATGGTCTTAAAACGTGAGTTATAAGGCCATCCGGGCGTCGAATGGTTAGGTACGTCATAAAGAGTTTGTTCAAGGGCCTTATCAAACGCACTACGAGTTGGATCTTTAAACAAATCAGGTATATCTGCTGCAGGATACAACGATGCCACCCTTTCTACATCCGCAGATGTATATTCGATGTGAACATCATGGTTATACCTTGAAGCCTGATATGCGAAACTTGCTTTCTCATAGCGCGCCCCTTTAGCTGGTAAGTAAAACTCACCAGCCCGTTGGGCAACGCACTCCGGGACCTGGATACCATTTTCGTTGAGATATACATCACAACTAACTGGCTCCCTGTCCTTGGTGAAGGATTTAGGCATTCTGCCTATTTTCCTCCACTCGGAGATTCCGCTGTTTTCAATTTGGCCGGGGGTGTAGTATCTGCCACAATAGTCAAAGAGGGTTTTTGCGAACCCTTTAAGACTTGTTGTTGCAGATTGCTCCACTCCTGAAAAGTCGGCCATCGGGGCTGTGGGCAAGTTTCCACTTTCATGGTCTTCTTGTCCACCCAAAAGAACATTGGCTTGTCCTTCTTCACCTCCAAACTCAGCATTTTCGCATTGTCTAGTATAAAGGGACTCACCTTTGTGTTTTTGAGCCCAGACTCCCTCTGGGCCGACTCTTTTACCGGTTTCGCGGTCTCGCTCTTAGCGACAACCGTGGTTTCCAACTTAGTCTCTTTGTTCTTAGTTGGTTTAGCAGATTTTCCATCAACCTGCTTACCGATCTTATTTTCCTTTGGCACCACCCCACAATTCGCACAGTGGCCTCGCACTAAGGGCTGTTGGCTCTCTTCATCATAGTCATAGTTGTCAGCAGAATAGAGAAACAAGGAGTCTTCATAACCCCCATGTTTACCCTTTTTCGATCCCCTACCAATGCGCAACCTTCCTGCTTTAAGCATAGAAAGCGTCACATCGCCAGGAAGCGAAATTTCCACTAACTCCCCACCATAATGAATAAAGTCACCAGCTCTGGCCTCATTCACTTCGTCCTCATCATATTCGATCTGTTGCCCATCTTCC